ATAAACATCTGTTGTGTATTGCCAATTCCAATATAGTTTCTTATTTGGTTCAAATCCGTAAAACTCATGAACTTTCATTTGGGTTTTAGTTACATCTTCACCATTCCAGTTTTGTCCAACACAGATAAATCCTGTCTCAATGCCTTCAACTATATTTTTTTCACCTAAAGTAGCATGTCTATTTTCAATCCAAGTTAATCTCTCAATTAAATTTTGATAGAACATATTTGCTTGTCCCCATCTCACTGAACTAAAAAATATTACAGCATCCGCTTCAAAAAGTTCTTTAGATACTTTCCATAGTTCATCTGACTTATTATTTAAACTAGCCCAACATCTATGGTATCCTGAAGGATTTTTTTTATCATCTTTAAGTAAAGATTTTAAAAGTCCACAACTATTACCTTCTTCTCTAGACACATTTCCTTCACAAGGAAATATTTTTAATTCAGAAACATCCATGAAAACTGATTTATCCCCAAGTTCTTCATTTAAATACATTGCTAAGATTTTTGATTTAGGGACATCAATATTTTTATCATCCCAATTATATCTATTTGAACAACTTAATAATAAAACTTTCTTTTTCTTTTTTAGAATGTCTAAAGTTTGTTTTAACTTTTTTTCACCACCCTCCTGAACCATGTTCTCTGAGAGCATCATTTTTCTTATTTTTTCAATTTCTTCTTGTATGATATTAGACATAATAATAAATACCTCTTTAAATAAAAAATCCCGACCTAGCTCGGGATAACACATCGGATATTGTTAATTATGATGAACAACCAAAACAATCAAATTCACTATTCTCAGGTTTTGGAGGTAAATTCATATAACTGTAATCAACCTTTGGTGGTTCAGGTGTTGGTTTTGGTTTGTTAATTTTTGATACGTCCATAGCTAAGTGTTTAGCTCCCGTTGAGATTGCTCTTGTTCTAACGTAATAACAAAGTGTTTTTAATCCTTTTTCCCATCCGTAGAAATGTGATGATGAAATTTTTGATAATGTTGGGTTTGACATGTAGATATTCATTGATTGTGATTGGTCAATAAATGGTGCTCTATCTGCCGCCATTTCAATCAATGCCTTTTGTGATATTTCCCAAATTGTTTTATACTTTTCAATCAGTCTTTCAATTCTCTTAACTTTAAAGTTATATCTTTTATCTTCAGGGTCCAAATAATTCAAGAAGTTAATTCCTTGAATTGAACCTTCATTCATAATGATTTCATTCTTTAAGTCCTCAGACCAAATTCCAATCTTCTCAAAATCACTAATCAAATACTTGTTAACAATCATAATCTCACCACCAATTACACGTCTGTTGAAAATTGCCGAATGAGCAGGTTCTGTCATTTCATATGAACCTGTAATCTTAGCTGAAGATGCCACAGGCATTTGAGCTGTGAATAATGAGTTACAAACTCCGTACTTACTAACATTCTCTTTTAGAGTTGACCAAGGCCATCTTCCTGATAACTCATCTTCATTCAATCCCCACATATCAAATTGGAATACTCCTTGTGACATTGGTGACCCTTTAAAGTAAGCATACGGTTCATACTTACCATCCATACACAATCTGTTACTTTCAGTGATTGCCGCAAAATAGATTGTTTCAAAAATTTCTTTATTTAATTTACGAGCTTCCTCAGATGTAAAAATGTAATCCATCAAATAGAATACGTCTGCAAGTCCTTGAGTTCCAATAGCGATTGCTCTTTGGTATAATCCACCCTTACGTCCTTTTTCAGTTGAGTAATTGTTGATGTTAACAACTTTGTTTAACGCTCTTACAACCTTACGAGTTTCTTCATACAATCCCTGAAAATCAAACTCACCATCTTTTACATAGTTCTTTAACACCATAGATGAAAGAGTACAGATTGCGGTTATATTCTCGTCAGTGTATTGATAGATTTCATTACAAAGGTTTGATTGTTTAATAACACCAATGTTCTGATGGTTTGTCTTTCTGTTAGCACTATCTTTAGAACATAAATATGGAACACCTGTTTCAACTTGTGATTCAATAATCTTATTCCAAATCTCCTGAGCCTTAACTTTCTTACCAAGACCCATACTTACGGCTAATTTATAATTTTCTTCGTATTCATCACCGTAACTTTCTTGTAATGGTTTTATACCCGCCTTAATTATATCATTAGGACAGAACAAATACCAATCGTCGTTGTTCTTAACTGCGTTCATAAAGTTGTCAGGAATCCAAAGTGCGGTAAACAAATCACGAGCTCTTAATTCCTCGGCGCCTGTATTCTTTTTAATTTCCAATAGGTCAAAGATATCTTTATGCCAAGGTTCCAAGTAAATTGCCGCAGAACCAGGTCTACGCCCTTGTTGGTTAAAGAAACGAAGTGACTCATTTACAATCTTCAAATACTTTAAAAGTCCACCAGCGTGTCCACCTGAAGATGAAATACGACTCTCCTTACTACGAATGTTAGACATTGATAGTCCGATACCCGCAGCATCAGATGAGTAAGTTGAAATATCTCTCATGGTGTTTAACAAACCTTCACGAGAATCCGAATCATTGTAATGAAGAACACAAGAAGCAAGTTGTGGTGTTTTAGTACCAGCATTAATCATAATTGGTGTTGCCGGAGATATTCTTTGAGTTGATAACGCTTGGTAATACTCAACCGCTTCCTTAAATGTATTAGTTACCCAAAGAGCAACTCTCATATACATGTGTTGTGGACGTTCAACTACTTTACCTTCCGACAATTTCAGAAGATACATCTCAGCAAGTGACCTCCAAGCAAAATAGTCAAAATTGTAATCATTGTCGTGATTAATAACATTATCAATATTTTCCTCTCCGTATCTTTCAATTATTTCTATCAAACCATCATTGATAATTCCATCAGAATATAACTCTCTAATTGTTTGACAAAAACTTGGATTAGTTTCTTTATGATAAGATGAAATAGCAACTGAAGACGCTAATCTTGAGTAATCGTGATGACTACCTGTAAACGCCGCAGCAATTTCATAGATTAACTTATCTAATTCTTTTGTAGTAATAATACCTTCAGTTGGTACTGAAGTGATAACCTTAATAAAGATTTCATCGGAGTTGACACTCAACCCCTTTGAAGCTCTTTTAATACGGTTATAAATTTTCTGTGGATTAAATGACGAATCATCTCCACTTCTTTTTTTAATTTTAAGTGACATCATAGTTTAAAAAGATAATAAATTAAAAATCGTCAGTAAAGGATAGGGTTTCATTTAACTTGGCCTTTTGATATTCAACGGTACGTGACTCAAAGAAATTACCCTTTGTTTCAACTGCAATTTGTTCCATGAATTTGAACGGTTGTTCTACATTAAATTGTTTTTTACATCCAAACTTTACCAATAATCCATCAACCACAAACTCAAGATATTGTTTCATTAAGTTTTGGTTCATACCAATTAAAGAAACAGGTAGTGATTCAGTGATGAATTCTTTTTCAATTTCAAGAGCTGAAAGTAGAATTTCTTTAATTCTCTTTTCACTCGGTTTGTTTTCAATGTGATTATTTAATAAATGAATTGCAAAGTCACAATGTAAGTTTTCATCTTTGAAAATCAAAGCATTAGCGTTACACAATCCTTGCATGATACCTCTTGATTTCAACCAAAAGATAGAACAGAATGAACCTGAAAAGAAGATACCCTCAACTGCAGCAAACGCAACCAATCTTTCTTGAAAAGATGCGTTTTCAATCCAATCCAAAGCCCATTTAGCCTTCTTTTGAACTGCCGGTAGGTTATCTAATGCAGTGAAACATTTGTTCTTCTCATCCTCATTTGACACGTAAGTATCAATAAGAAGTGAGTACATTAGACTATGGATGTTTTCCATAGCCAACTGAATTCCATAAAAGAATTTTGCCTCAGGATATTGTACTTCTCTGTAGAAATTCTCAGCCAAGTTTTCATTTACGATACCATCTGATGCTGCAAAAAACGATAAAATATTTTTCACAAAATACTGTTCGTTCTCTGATAAGTTTTCCCAATCACGTAGGTCACCGCTTAAATCAATTTCTTCTGCCGTCCAAAACGCGGCTTGATGCATCTTATAATATTCCCAAATATCGTTGTACTTGATTGGGAATATCACAAAACGATTTGGATTTTCTTCTAATAATTTTTCCATTTTTTGTTCCATATTGTTTTAATAATTATACTGTTGTTTGTTTTCTTTTCTCCATAATTTCTTTAATTCTACTTCTATTTCTTTCTTCCTTCTGTTCTTCAAGTCCTAAGAATGTTGTAGTACTTTCTGTATCAATTTCTAACATTTCGTTATTGAACTTACAGTTTTCAAATACTACCCCGTCTTTACCAATTCTTGACTTTGTGATAGCAATAGTTGCAAGATTTAATTCTTTTTGTTGTAATGACTTAGCCACCGTGATGATAACGTGTCCTACCTGAGCTTTCTTAATAGAACCACCCATTTGGTCAGTTGTTACCACATCAGATGAAATAGAACTTCTATTACCCTGTGTTGCCGTCCAACCTGCAATATCCAATTCATGACACATTGATTCAAATGCTCTCATAACTGAACCCTCAGATTTCCATTCATCGTCCATCATCTTTTCAGGTGTTACACAATCAATATAATCCAAAATAACCACATCAATCCTTGTCCCATCGGCAATCAACTTTCTAATCTGATTCTTAATCTGATTCATAGTTAATGTGTCCGAAGGTAACTTCTTCATAATCAACTTGTTTGGCATGGTTTCTTTAATCTCTGAGATTTTAGCCATAACCTTTTCTTTATGATTACCAAGTTCGTCAGGTGCTATACCCGTCCAACACGTAAAGTGTTTTCTCTGAATAATCTTATAGTTATCCTCAAAGAAAATTTGTAAAACATTAAACCCTAAATTAAAAGCGTGATTAGCAATCTTTGTTGTCAGTGTTGATTTACCAACACCAGTGGGTGCTAATATAACACCAATTTCTCCTTTTGCCAAACCACCTTTCAAAAGATTGTCAATACCCGGTATTCCCATAGGGATTGGATGTCTATAATCATCCGCCAATACCTCATCTAAGTCTTGAAACACATCTCCCGTTCCTCTATCCACGTTTCCAACCTGTAAAGCTCCTCTAACCATTTCTTCCAAGGTGTCGTAGTTTTCAAACTCACCATGGTCAATGATTTTCTTAGCTTTATCCATAACTTTTTGAAGTTCTTGTTGTTTACAAAACTTCAATGCCTTTTCCTGAACAAACTGAGTACCCTCTTCGGTAACATTCTGTATATCAGAAATAGTGTCAAGAGTTATCTTTAATAATAACTCCTGACTAATTTCACTCTTAGCTTTTTGTTGAATTGTCTCAAAACTAGGACTGTGTTCAAACTTTGAATAGTATTCTTTTACCATCTGAACAAATAATCTAAAGTATTTGTTTTCAAAATAAGTAGATTCCATCACCTCAATAATTGAGTGTGAAAAATCCTTATCAAGTATCATTTGATTAAGAAGTTGTAATTGGAAGGTCTCTCCCAAATAGTCAAAATTTTTGTCAGCCATATTATGTTTGTTTTTAGAATAAATATCAACGAGCCAGCTGATAACCCATGTATTCGTGTGTTAAATTTCTAGATGACAACACGTCAGTAAGACCAAAAAGGATACCTTTTAGGAACGGGCGTATGTCTACGGTGTATCTCACCTTAGGTGGATAAAGTTTAGCATCAAACGTATAATGACACATTGTCGTATCACCATTTTTGATATAGATGTTAAACGACTCAGGTCCATCAGTAAATGATGTGTTCAATACCTCAGGGTCTTCACTAATCTGATATTGATTGTCCAACATATAGTTTACAGTTTTCATCTTGAAATTTTCTTTCAATTCTGAAATGAAACCATCCATCAAATCAATCAACTCAGCCGAGTTGTGAGCCTTTGGGCTATACCCCTTAACGTTAAAAAAACGTTGTACGATAAAATTGTTGTTTACCGTCATCAAGAATTCCAGTTTGGTAATGTCTTGTTCTTTCATAATTTATGTTATTTTTTGTTTGTTTTTGTTTTTTCTTTTCTTGTTAACTTCATGAACGGTTGGATGAAGTATGTCCATGAGTCGTCACCCTTTGGTAGGTATTTAAATAACCCGTCTTGAACCATATACTTAATTAAGTTCTTGTAACTTCTACCTTCAATATCTAATTTTTCGGTAACAATTGATAGTATTTCTTCTTTGTCTTCATCACTCAATAAAGGATTAGATAAGTCAACAATCTGTTCATTAACTTGGAAAAATTCTTTTTCAAAAATACCTGATTTTGTTTTACCTGTTAAAAGATTCTTTAGAGCTTGATTGTCTTTATTCTCTTTTAATAAATTTTCAGCTCTTGTTAAAATATCGTTATAAGAAACTTCTGTTTCAAGTATTTGAGGAAAAAATTTAACTAAAGTTTTTTCACCCAAAAGATAGATGCCTTCAATATTATCTGATTTATCACCAATTAATATCTTCAATGTCTTTACGTTATAGTGTGGGTACTCAAAGTCGTCAAATTTAATCTTATCCCCCTGTTTAAACGTAGCTTTAACTGATGGTGAGTATATGGACACGTTTTCGGAAATAAGTTGTGTTAAGTCTCTGTCTGATGAAAAAATTAATTTATCTTCATTTTCAGATACTTGACAATAATAAGCAATTAAATCATCAGCTTCTCTTCCACTAATCTCTAATTGTCTTATATAGACTTCTTCCAAATATTGTTTGATACGATTTTTTTGTTTTAGATAGGACATAAAGATAGCATCCTCCATAACCAATCGTCGGTTTTGTTTGTATTTGGGATAAAGAATTCCACGTAAACTCGTGGAATCTTCACCATCCCATAATACTACTACTTTATCAAAGTTTTGTTCGTTAATGAATTTACGAAGTGTATTCATAAAATGATACAACGCTCCAATGTGTTCTCCATTGTGGAAGTAATCCTTCACACCATGAAACCCAATTTTCATTAGATTGTTTCCGTCAACAAGTAGTGTTTTTTTCACGAACTAAAATTAAAATTGTTCGTTTGTAAAAGTTTCTTCAGTCTCGTCAAGAGTTATTTCACCTGTTCCTGTAAGGATTGCGTTCCAATATTGTGAATACTCTTTCTTATATGTTTCAAGAGCATCTTTATCGTCAGCAATATATCCTTGAGCAGTTGCGATAATCTTACCATCTTTATACCCTAATCCATTGATATGGTTCTTTAGGACAGATATTTTTGTTCTGATAGCGTAAGATACCGTTCTACCATTTTTAGTGGCAGTAATGTGGTTAATACCAGCATTTTTCTGATTACCAAACAAGAATACAAGAGCCGATGCCAACCAAAGAGCTTCACCACCTTTTGCTTTAATTGTTGGTTGTCCAAATGGATTGTCAGGTAATTCAACCCAAGGTTGATTAACTACCACCATTGTGTTTGTGTATGGATAATCTTCCTTACGAGATTTGGTAATACGAGCCTGAATACCCATACCAATCTTATCAGCTAATACAGATGCGTTATGTTGTTTTCCACCCTTACCGTCAAATGTCATCTTACAAGGAACTGAACCAACTGAATCCCAAAGGAAACAAAGAGAATAAGGAATATTACCTTTTTCTTGTTCGTCTAATAGTTCGTTAATGTAATCTGTAACTTGTTCAATATAGTCAAAGTTATCATTAAAGATAAATTGACCATCCCATTCTCCGTCTACCATTTTAGCTTCAAGACCAAGTTCTACTGCATGGTCCCAGCTCCATTTTTTCTCGGTGATAATAAAAACAGGCAAATGCCCCTTCTTCTGTACAGACACAGCGGCTTTGACAAGCGCGGTCGTTTTTGAAGAGTTCGAGTGACCCAAGAACATGTTGATGTTACCCA